GTGAGGTTGTAGACACGAGTATAAAGTTTCCAAAAGGATTAACTATATACGGAAGATGGACTGTAGTTTCTTTAAACGCAGCACAAACTACTGGTGGTATTATAGCTTATTTTGGTAAGTAATGTTAGGATTAGGTAGTAGCTTAAATTCATTAATTTCTTTAGAAACAGAAATAAATCACTCTTTATCTTTCGATGGCACGAACGACTTTGTAGATTTTACATCAGCCGCGTTTCAATCTAAGCTAGCAGATAGTGACGCTAATTTTAAAACGTCTGGTAGTGTGTCTATATGGGTTAGGCTTAATCTTACAAGTACTAACGCTCAACTATGGGACTTTGCTATAAACACAGACAACCGTATACAACTACAATACAAGCATAGTGGTAACGAATACAACTTTACATTTAAAGGTGGTGGTACTGGTAAAACAGCTGTTTTTAGACCCGGCTCATCTCATGAAAACGATAATATCTTTCACCACATAGTTTGTACATGGGACAAAGGAGATGACAACGAAATGAAAATATATGTTGATGGGTCTTTAGGTGCTACTACAGGTTTAGCAACAGTAGCTTTGGTTGGAGACTTTGATAGCACTGCTGATAGCACTCAAGGACCTGATGGAACTGGTGGTGTAGAAATACTATCAGGTACTTCGTTTAATGGTAGCGCTGATTTAAACGCGTTTTTAGATGACTTTGTTTTATACAGTGACGTTTTAACTTTAGAAGAAGTAAACGGGCTTTACAATAGTGGTGCGTCAGATCCAAGTATATACAAAGAATATGACAACATGTTTGCGCACTGGACGTTTAATGAAGGAACAGGTACAACTGTAACAGATAGAGTAAGTGCCTTTGTAGGTACTCTTGGCACTGGAGCTACCGCACCAACGTTTAGCACTAATAACGCTCAAGGACAATAAAATAAACAATTAACTTAAATAAAATGAAATTAATTAGAAAAATTACTGTAGGCAAAGACTACAAAGAAAACGCCATGCATTACGCTGTAGGTCAAGAAGTATATGGCGGGCATACTATATGTGATATAATAGAAGAAAAAGATAAATATTCTATTTATATTAGAAAAGGCAAGGAAGTATTACCGTGGAAAGACTTTAATAAAAATATGGCAGTATCTGTTGAATATAATTTAGAGTATTAATGAAAGCGCCTTTTGACTTTGTTATAGAGCCAAAAGGTAACAGATATAACAACACTAAAAAAGTTGGTGATAAAAATTTAGTTTTAAATACAGAGATATTTAATCATCAGTTTGTTAATAGAGAGGCTATTGTTAAATCTGTACCTACAGCTTTTAAAACAGAAATAAAACCAGGAGATACTATTATAACACACCACAACGTTTTTAGACGTTGGCACGACGTTAAAGGTAGAGAAAAAAATAGTAGAAGTTATTTTAATGAAAATACTTATCTTGTAAAACTAGATCAAATATTTTTATACAAAAAAAATAACAAGTGGAAAGCACCTAAAGGATTTTGTTTTGTACAGCCGATAAAACAAAGAGATAAAATGAAGGCTGAGCTAGAAGAACAATGTATAGGTATAGTTAAATATACTGATGGTGTTAACAAAGTAAATGAACTTGTAGGTTTTACTCCTTTTTCAACTTACGAGTTTATAATAGACAATCAAAGACTGTATAGAGTTTACAATAAATTTATTACAATTAAATATGAATATCAAGGAAACGAAGAAGCTTATAATCCAAGCTGGGCACAGAGCAGTTGAAGAATTAATTAACGTTGCTAAAGAAAAAATTATAACTAACACTGAAGATGATGTTAGTGCTGATAGATTAAAAA